GCTGAATAATCTCCACCAACACCTTGTGCGGTGTCTGCAACGATGACGTAGGTGTGTGGTTTTTTAACCAACACTTCTTCATCATCTCTTTCACCTTTAACTGGAAATTCATACAAGTCCAAACCATCTTTAGAATAGACTGTCGGTAATGTTGACATATATTCGATGGTAGCGGCATCAATCAATGTCAAAGATGAACCAAGGAACTTACAGAGAACCTCTTGGTTGTATTTTAACTCTCCGAGTTGACGCTTCTGTTCAAGTGCCCATGCTTCATCACGACCTGGAATTCTATTATAAGGAATAAACAATGGCACAAAGTCATTGTTTTTATTCATTGCATCGTTCCAGAACTTCCAAAAGTGGTTGTAACCTAGAGGTGTCGATGTAATAAGAATTTTGGTGGTTTGACCAGCAGAAATAACAGGATAAACGGCAGTAAAGAATGCTTCTGCAATCGTATTTGGAATAATTGCGGCTTCGTCAATATACAATAAGTTTACAGACTTACCACGAATACCTGCGCCAGTTGTCGCAGCAGTAAATACGATTGAACCATTTTCTAATTCCACATCGCCTTTGTTCCAAGTTTTAATACCTTGTTGCATCCACAAAGGAAGATTTTCATACATCAATTGATATCGTGAAATAATCTCACGAGCTGTTGTTGCTTTGTTGGCAAGAATAGCAACTGTTTTTGAATCTTGAAATAAAGTGTACCAAAGAATGTAAGCGGCAGATGTAGAAGTTTTGCCTTGTTGGCGACCTTCCATAATAATAACTTTACGGTTATTATGTATGACCTGTATTTTTTCTTTTTGGCAATCGTATAATTTAAACGGTTGTAGACCGTGGTCTAGTGTTACTATGTAACAGTAGTTATCAATGAAGTAGGTAGGGTCTCCTGCACATTTGGCGAGTTCTAAAACCTGCTCTTCTGTGTATGAATGTTGAACCTCAGTTCTTTTTAGTGAACTATTTCCCAAATAACCATTATTAGTCATTGTAAATTATTTAATAATGCTTCTTAACATCCATGCCTTCTTTTGATGAGCACCAAGAAGGTCTTGTAAGAAATTACCTACTGCGGGTTCATTTGCTTGTTCAGCAGCCACAATACCTGCACGAAGGTGTATGATAAAACGGTCATTATCATATTTTAAATTTTGCATCATAGATAATGCAGAAGGAATATTATCTACCTCTCCTTCAATGTCTGATAATTCCAAAAATCTTTCCATTGAACCAGGCACATAAGAATCCAAATATCTTATGTGTTCTGCAATAGGGTCAGTTTGTGCAAACACTTCAGTATAAAATGTGTTTAAGAAATCATGGTATTGAGGAAAATTAGAACCCTCAATATTCCAATGATAATTGTGCGACTTCAAATATAAAGAAAAGTTTGTACCTAAAATTACTTTAAGTTGTTGTATTAGTTGTTCCATAATCTTATTTATTCTCTCTAATTTGTTTAAGTAATTCTGCGGTCGAACCAACAAATACTGCTTTCTCTACTGTGATATTACCACGATTAGGTGAATTATCTGATTGAGGTTGCAAATCTTTTTTTCGTTTTTGGAGTTCAAGTAAATCTTTGTTTAAATCTGCCATTGTTTTCATAAGACCAGCAACAACTTCATATGCTCTTGGATGTTCTGATTCTTTAGAAACATTTAATAAATTATCAACAGCAACATTGCCTTTATCAATTAAACTTCTAATATTTTTACGAGCATATTCGGTATCTGTTTCAACTACATCTTCAGATTGAATTGGCACAATTTCAGTATGAGTTATGACTTCAATATCGGTTGATATTGGGTCTACATCAAATATCTCTGATAGTTTTTTATCTGTTTTGCTCATAATAAAGTTTGTGGCCAACTTGTAAATGTTTCTTCGAAACCATACGGAGCATTTCCGTTGGCATTTGGTGGTTTAGGTGTTATAACTATCGCAACAGCTTTTGTTGGTGATGTATCAATGCTAGAAATTGTAAATGTTGAATTTGAATATGCACCAGTAACTTTATCATTTGCTTTAACTAGTTTATTCAAATCTGTTAAAACAAGAACACCCGTTGAAGTGTTACTAAAATACAAAACTTTACCTGTAACTCCACGAGCTTCAACCGTTATGTCTTCACCAGTTGTATAGACACCAGTTCCAGTTGCAAAATTAACATAAACTTTTTGTGAATCAAGGTTAGTTGAATCCGTATATATGTTAACATTAGCTTGCGTAATCATTTTACCAGTTGATGGTGTCTTAACTGGTGGCCAAATATATGCTTTTGCGGTAAACGAAAGATTCCAAATAATCAATCGTGTATTCATAAAATCACCTTCGTAATCTACTTCGGGTGTTACTGAATTCAAAAGAACAGGCATATCATAGACTTGATCCATGTCAGCGATAAAGTCCATTGTAACTGTAAAGTCTGGTGTAAAGAACGGTAAAATTTGTTCTAATATTTGTGTACCATCTTCTGTATTACGAACATAGATTGATAAACTAAAATCGAAATTATATGGTATAGGTGCGTACTGAGTTTTAAATGTACCAGAACTAAAACCAAAATTTGGTAAAGTTGTTTGTTGTTTTCTACTTGTATCGTATGTCATACCCTCTAAGTCAAAACTCATACGAGGTACAGTTGTGGCAATTGACTTAGTTAATGTTGGGTCAGAATTAATACGAACCAAATATTTTTCTTTTGCACCATAGTTTAATGGTACTTTTGTTATTTCGTGTGCAGTAGAACCATCATTTGAATAACGAGTTAAAAGAATATCATTAAACATAGAACCAAACGCAACAACAATTTTGCGAATGGTACGATTATAGAAGTGTGCGTTACCTAACATTATACTTCACCAAATGGGTTGTGTTCTGTGAAGTCAATAACATCATCAGCTTCACCTTCAATACGATTGTTATCAACAATATCTTCAAATGCATTATCCATTGTGGCAGTATCAGAAGTAGCACTAACATTCCAACTTGCATTACTTGTATTGCCTTTGACTAAAGTGGAAGTTGCAAATGTTCCCGTGGTGCGATAGATAAACAATTGAGAACCAGTAACATAGTTATGAACAGTTGCTGTTGCAGTTGCAGTTGCTACGTTAGCACCTTGATAAACTATTTCATCAGGTACAAATACTCCTGAACCACCAGCGGACAAAGCCAATCTTGTTCTTGGATATGAATCTCTAATTTGACCATCAATTTCGGCATTACCAGTAAGAACGAGTTCGTTAGAAAATACCCATTGTTTCAATTTCAATGCATACACATAGACGTTACCACCACGGCCACGACCTAATGTATAATACATTGCTTGATTATTTTCGTGTTCTACAAAAGTAATCTCAAAGAAATTTTGTAACATTGGAAGGTAAATCAAATCACCTTCATTAGGTCTTGTTTGATTTACTGTAAAAGAAAATCTACGGCGAGAAACGAGAAGTGTCAAATCATCACGAATTTCAAGTCCAAATTTGGACATGAAATCACCTTCACCTTCCATACCCGTAACATCTTCAAGATACATCTCAAGTGGGTAAGCTGAAGTGTATTGCTTTAATGTGTCTTCACCATAAAGTAAATCGACTTCATCTTCAGATGACCTTGGCATATAATAAACATCCATGCCATAGATACCTAAAGCTTCAATGACGAGGTCTTCCACCAACAATTGCTCGTTGGTAATTTGACTTGTTGGAAAATTATTAAAATATAAGTTCGTTGCCATTCATTTTCAACCCATCATAATTTCAGTTGGCAACGCATTAACAACATACATTTCTTCTTCAAGCTCTTTTATTTCAGCAATAGCTTCATCATATATTTGTTGGCCATTTAATGTTACACCACCTGGCATTTGTATGCCACCAAACTTTTTCAAATTAGAACCCCATTGCCTTTTGATTAATGCAGTACCATATTTTTTTAAGTATCTATCATTATAAACATCAGAGTTACCAGCAATAGTTGCTGTTGTATTTGCTGCACTAGTAGTGAAAGGACCACGAACTGTAATTAATGTTGGTGAGTTGATTGCAGCTATTTGAATATCCACACCATTCAAAGTAAGAAAATCATTTTCCATAACTTCTTGGTCGAATGTTGTACCATAACCAGTAAGTGTGTTTGAAGCGGCAGTATATGTCATAGTGCCTGTTAATGTAACAGTATCAGGCACAAGTTTACGATAACACTCAACAACAACATATTGGCCAACAAGAACATCTCTTGTCCAGTCGATATCAAGAAATACTTTATTTTGATGACGATTAAATCTAAATTGCGGTGTACCAGAGAACAATAAATTTAATGTACGAATATGTTGCATAGTAATTTCATATGACACATAAGATACTGATGTAAAGTCATATAAGTCATTCAAACGTAATTGATAACGCAAATCAAACATATTAATTGATGCGTTTGATTGGTCGAATGGAAAAATGCCTGTTACGAATGATACAACATCAGGTGCATAAATCCAACGGCGATTAATATCTTCTGCCGTAATCATGTGTTTCATATACATCTTTTGTTGACCATCGTAGTGATAGTCATTCCAAAATGATAATGCTTCATCAATACGGTCATCAACTTGGTCAT